AGCAAGTTACGTTGACGCGGTCTTACCAACCAAGTTCTGAAACGAAGGAAGCACGATGGCAGAGATTCGAGATCGAAACAAAGAGATTCGGCAAGTTCGGGCGGGCGATCTGGTGCCCAACCCGAAGAACTTCCGCGAGCACGACGAGTATCAGGCAAAGGCGTTGCGGTCAGTCCTGGACGGCGTCGGATTCGTCGGTGCAGTTCTCGCCCGTGAGATGGAAGACGGGCGGTTGATGTTGATCGACGGGCACCTTCGCCAGTCGCTTGACCCAGAGCAGATCATCCCTGTGCAGGTGGTCGACGTTGACGAAGCCGAGGCCGATCGATTGCTCGCGACGATCGACCCGATTGCCGAGATGGCCACGGTTGATGGTGACGCGTTGCGGTCATTGTTGGGCGATGTTCGGCCAGGTGTTTCGGACGCATACGGCGTTCAGTTTCTGGAAGACCTCGCGGACAGCAACCGGGCGAAGTCGTCGGGCGGTGGCGGCGGAAGTACTCAGGCAGCGGCGGTCGACGAAGCGGTGCTCGTTGATCAGTCGATCCAACTCAGGCCGCAACGCGAATACGCCGTGCTCATGTGCGCCGACGCCGACGAGTGGGAACGGCTCAAGGTTGCTCTCGACTTGGGACCGGTTCGGCGTGGCGGCTACAAAGAGGGTTCAATGTTTGACGCGGTCGGGACGCAGCGAGTCGTTCACGCGGCCGACGTCTTGCACCGGTTGGAAGTGGTCGGAAAGGATGGTGACTGATGCTGATCGCCATCCCAAGTAAAGGCCGAGCCAACGGCGTGAAGAGTCTTCGCCAGTTGCCCACGTCGGCAACGTTGTTCGTTCCAGCGACGGAAGCGGACGCGTACCGGGCGAGCAACCCGGGCGTCGAAGTTGTCGAAGTGCCGAACGATGTTCACGGCATCACGCGGACTCGCAATTGGATTCTCGACTACACCGACGAACCGCGTGTCGTCTTCGTCGATGATGATCTGAAGCGGGCGGGTTGGTTGCAGGCGTTACCGTTTCGGTTTCGCGTTGTCGACGATATGCCCGAAGCTGATCTGCTCAACGAATGGTGCAAGCTGTTCGATCTTACCGAGCAGATGAAGTACCGCATCTGGGGCGTGTCGACGATCAGTGCTCCGCGAGCGGTGTACCCTTACAAGCCGTTCATCTGGCACACGTACGTGACGGCGTCGTGCATGGGCATGTTGAATCTGCCGGGCTTCCGATTCGATGAGCGTTACCCGGTGAAGGAAGACTACGAACTCTGTCTTCGCTGCATTAAGGAAGACGGCGGACTCGTCGGAGCACGCTACCTGTTCTGGGAGAATTCCCACTGGACTGATGAGGGCGGTTGCAAGGATTACCGCTCGCAAGAGATGGAACGGCAATGCACGCAGCAACTCATCGACGACTACCCCGGCATGATTCGCAAGGTGACGCGGGGCGGTTCTGAGTTTTCGATTCACCTCGACTTCTGATGGCAATCGAGCGAGTGCAATACCGCGTGAAGATCGAACGGCAACGGCTCGAAGTCGTGTTTGATCTGAAGAACGACACCGCCACGGTCAGTGATAACGAAGGCCGGGCGGTGTCTTACCCATCGCAGTACCAATCAGCGGGCGAGGCCGAACGCTTCGCCGGGAGGTTCATCAGTGAGACGAAACAAGAAGACGCGACGCCGTGCGTACACAGGGGCGAAGCGGTTCGCCAAGAGTTGCCGAAACCACGGCGGGTGCGGCTACTGTTTGAGTAACCGAACCCACAAGTTCAGGAAGTTCGACGCAGATCATGCCCAGCAGATCAGCGAAGGGCTTAGCGGCTCGAGTCGAAAGGATTCGACATGCACGACCTTCAACGGCTAACATCGGAACAGTTCGCGGCGGCTATCAATGCTGCGGGCGGCGATACGGTCAGCGTCGAGCAGATCGATAAAGCCATCACCGATGGAATGCCGGTGAATGAAGATCAGACGGTGCACGGGTTGCGAGCGATCGCGTGGCTGTTGTCGGAGCACAGTAATGGCTGACAGCAACACGCATGGATCTTCGACGAATGAAGCCGACCGAGTGTCGGCAAGTCTTCAACTCGTATTCTGACCTTGGCACGGTAGTCAGAGCCAAAAAGCTGACGACCATTCGCGAGAACGCGGGCTACCGCGTTGGCGATGGGAAGACCATCGACGCGTTCAGACTTGCCGGTTATCTGATCGGCGAGCGAACGCGACGCGAAGGACAGGTCGCATCGGAAGAGTCAGCGGCCGAGAAGAACCGGCGACGTGCGCGAGAGCGGAACCGCCGAGTCACTCGCGAAGATCAAGAGATAAGCATCGGGGAAGTGAAGAACCCCGACTTGCTCGAAGAGGTCACCAACGATCTTCGGCGGTTCTGCGAAGTCTGCCTGCCGAATCGGTTCTACAACGGTTGGAGCGAAGACCATCTTCGAGTGATCGCGAAGGCAGAGCGTGCAATTCTGAAGGGCGGCTTGTTCGCGGTCGCAATGCCTCGCGGCCAAGGCAAGACGGCGATCGTCGATGCCGCTGCATTGTGGGCGATCCTATGCGGCCACCGAAGATATATCATGCTGATCGGTGCAACGGAGCGTGAAGCCGACAAGCGATTCGATTCGCTCAAGATGATGCTCACCGGCAATAAGCAGATCCGGGAATTGTTCCCGAAAGTTTGCCAGCCGATATGGGCGACCGAAGGGCAGAAGCGAAAACAGATTCGGATCGGCGGCGAACTCGTCCACATGGAAATGAGTTCCGAACAGATCGTGCTGCCGGTCGTCGAAGGAAGCAAGGCGTCTGGCGGCGTGATCCAGACGCGAGGGATCACCGGAGCCGTTCGCGGTGCGAACTACACGTTGCCCGATGGTTCGATGATTCGGCCTGACTTGGTTCTGATCGATGACCCGCAGACGTCACAGTCGGCCCGCTCTGCGATGCAATGTGCCGAACGCGGGCGAGTGATCGCGGGCGACGTACTCGGGCTTGCCGGCCCAGATGTGACGATCAGCGGCCTGATGCCGATGACCGTGATCAGACCGGGCGATCTTGCCGACACGATCTTGGATTCTTCGAAGCATCCAGAATGGGACAGCGAGCGTTGCCCGTTGATCTACAACTGGCCCGAGAACACGGAGCTATGGGAACAGTACGAAGAGATCCTGAAGACGTCGGAAGGCGACCGATACGAACGCCACGAACGGGCAACGGAGTTCTATCGAAACTACCGCGATGAGATGGACCAAGGGGCACGCGTCGCGTGGGATGATCGATACGACAAAGGCAAGCAGTTGTCGGCGTTGCAGTACGCGTACGACTGGAAGATCAGAGACGCCGAAGCGTTCGCGGCGGAAGCCCAGCAGCAGCCATTGGCAGACGATCGATTCGCGTTGACGCTGACCGCCGATGACATCATGGGCAAGATCAACAATCGCCCACGACGCGAAGTGCCATTCGAAACGCAGAAGCTAACGACCTACATCGACGTTCAGATGCGTGGCTTGTTCTATGTGACCATCGCTTGGGATGCGAACTTCAGCGGGTCGGTCGTTGATTACGGAACCTGGCCGGATCAGCACGCAAGTTATTTCTCGCGTGCGACGATGCGATTCACGATGCAGCAGGAGTTGCCGGGATCGTCGTTGCAGGCGGCGATCTACCACGCACTTGAGCAGTTAATCGAGTTTCTGGCCGGGCGTGAATGGGAACGCGAGAGCGGCGGCATTCAGTCGATGGACCGAATTCTGATCGATGCCAACTGGGGCGAGTCGACGCCGACGGTTTACCAGTTCTGCCGTCAATCGAAGTACCGAAGCATTCTTACTCCGTCGCATGGTGAAGGCGTCGGGCCGAACAATCGGCCAATGAGCGAGCACGAGATCAAGCCCACTGAGAAGATCGGGCTTGAATGGAAGCTCGTAAGGAACGCAAAGAAGCGGCCCATACCTTATCTGCTGATCGACACGAACTTCTGGAAGACCTTTGCCGTTTCGAGATGGGCAACGTTAATGGGTGGACGCGGATGCCTGTCAGTCTTCGGTGAGGTTCCAGCCGATCACAAGATGTTCGCCGACGAGCAATGCAGCGAGTACCGCGTACCGACGCAAGGGCGTGGTCGCAAGGTGGACGTCTGGCAGATCAAGCCGACGAACCCAGACAACGATTGGTGGGATTGCGTTGTGGGCTGTTGCGTGGCAGCGTCAATGGAAGGCGTGACGCTCGAAGGGACGCAGATCAGAGAGCTTGTGAGCGAGAACACCGAACAACGCTCAATGGCGGACATGAAGAACGATGCCAGACGAAACAAGCGGGGGCGTTGAGTGCCCGACTTGTGGGTACTCCGGCCATCATAAAGTTCTTGCCACGCGGCAACCGATGCGAAGCGTCAACCGACGCCTTCGTGAGTGCGGAAACTGCGCCGAATTGTTCCACACGCGAGAGATTGCGGAGCCGCTATCTACCCGTAGACAGCCGCCCAAGAAAAGACGCCGCAAACGCAGGGTGAGCCCTTAACGAACCGCCCGAGTGTCGCAAACATCGGGGCATGAGTTCAGACGACATCAAAACCGACGGGGCGTTGCCGAAGTCAATTCGGACCAAAGACGTAACCGTCGAAGAACATTCGCTGAAGGATCGCATCGAAGCGGAACGGCTCGACGATGCGAATACCGCCGCGACTCAAGCTAACCGAGGTATCAAATTCGGTCAGTTCAGAAGTCAGGGGCCGACCAAATGAGCAACCTCAAAGACCTGTCAGCAATGCGGCACTTCGCGAAAGCGGCGAACGCCGACGGATCGAATCGAGAGCAGACGTTGCAGGCTCTCTACGATGCCGCTCAGACGACGTCGGCCAATCAGCGGAACTGGCAGAACGCCGACCAGTTGTCAGCGGACGAAGCAAACTCGCCTTACGTGCGGCAGATTCTTCGGAAGCGTTCAAGGTATGAATGCCTCGAAGGGAACAGCTACGCCAAGGGGATCGTTCACACGACGGCGTTGGACCTGATCGGATCAGGACCGAAGTTGCAGTTGCAGACGAAGAACAGCGAGCACAATCGGGCGGTTGAAAAGTCGTGGCAAACATGGGCGAAGCGTGCGAAGTTCACGCGTAAGCTACAGTCGATGCGGATCGCCAAAGCGACGGACGGCGAAACGTTCGGCGAGTTGGTCACCAATCGCCGTATGCGTCATGCGGTCAAGCTCGACCTTCACGTTACCGAATGCGATCAGTACACGACGCCGCACGGCATCTTCGATCCAGAGCACATGATCGACGGCATTCACTTCGACGATCACGGCAACCCGGAATGGTATCACCGAGTTAAGCAGCATCCCGGTGGGCCGGCGATGTTCGACATCGAGCCAGACGTGTTGCCAGCCGATCAAGTCATCCACCTATTCAGGCAGGATCGTCCTGGGCAGCATCGCGGGATTCCCGAACTGACGACGGCGTTGCCATTGTTCAACCTGTTGCGGCAGTACTCGTTGGCGACGTTGAGCAGTGCCCAGACGGCGGCGAAGTTCACGGCGGTGATTGAGACGAACGCGAGCAACGTCACAGCAGACGGAACCGCCTACGACCCAGCAGTCAAGCCGTTCGATCTGACCGACATCGATTACGACATGCTCGTGTCGATGCCGCACGGATGGAACATGAAGCAGTTCCGGCCAGAGCAGCCGACGAACACGCACGACGAATACGTGCTGAGCATTCTTCGCGAGGTTGCCCGTTGCATACACATGCCGGTGATGATCGCGAGCGGCGACGCGTCAGACCATAACTATTCAAGCGGACGACTCGACGTGCAGACGTGGCAGATGGCGATCGCAATCGAGCGTGCCTATTGGGAAGAGGAATGCCTTGACCGCGTCTTCGAAGCGTGGTTTGACGAAGCAGTGCTCGTCGGTTTGATACCTGAAGGATTCGAAACCGCCGACGAAGTCGCGCACACATGGACGTGGGACAACCGCGAGCACGTCGACCCGGCGAAGGAGTCGAAGGCACAGACGGAACGGCTCGCAAATCGTACGACGACGCTTGCCCGAGAGTACGCCGCGAAGGGGCAAGATTGGGAAGTCGAGCTAACTCAGATCGCACTTGAAAAGAAGAAGCTCAAGGAGCTTGGATTAGATGATCAACCCGAAACAGTGGCTACAGAAACTGACAGCAACAGCACCCGACCTGCGGAATCTACCGAACGCGTTCGAGGCGGTCGACCTTAACGGCCAATGCCTGATTGTCGCAGCGGCGGAATCAACCGAAGGCGAAGCCGAATCAGGACCGCCAACGGTTGAGTTGCTGGCATACAGCGGCGGCAAGTTGTTCGTCGAGCAGGTGCCGTTGCCGGTCGTCGTTGAAGTGGCGACGTTGACGGCAACGCACGATCAAACGCCTTTGCTGCTCGAACACAAAAGCTCGCAGGGAGTCGGGCACACAGACGGCGTCGATATGTCGGACGGCCAGACGGTCAAGGCTGCGGGCATCCTGTCGATCGACAACGAGCATCGCAAGACGTTGCTCGACGCACACGGGAACGGTTTCAAGTGGAAGCCAAGCGTCGGGCTGAAGTTTGACTGGAAGCAAGCACGAATGATCAAGGCGGGCGAAACGATCACCGCCAACGGTCAGACGCACGAAGGGCCGTTGATCTTCGCAACCAATGCGAGACTCGGCGAGATTTCTTTTGTTACACGAGGGGGCGACGAGAACGCCGCCGCTCACATTGCCGCAGCAGCGGCGGACCTTGAAGGGGAAGCTATGAAGCCTGAACTAATCGCGTTCATTACAGCGGCCGGTTTCAGCCATGAGGGGCTGAACGACGAGAACATTGCCGCGTGGCAAAAGAAGTTCGACGATGCCGAAGCGGCGAAGCTCGAAGCGTCTGCATCAGCCATCGCGACAGCCAATGCCGCAGCGGGTGGTGATGGTGCGACACTTGGCGGCGGAACCATCGAAGACGAGATCCAGGCCGGGCGAGTTGCTCGAGCCGCTGAGTCGCAGCGAGTCGCGGACATCACCGCAGCTTGTGCCGAGTTCGAGAACCCATCGTTCAAGATTCAGGGCAACACGGTCACCGTCGAAGCTCACGCGATCGAAAACGGATGGGACGTTGCACGTACCCGACAGACGGCGGAACTTGAGCAGTTGAGAACCGAGCGAGTCGCACCGGGCGGAATCGTTCACGTCAACGCCGCCCACGGTTCACGGGATGCGATCGCCGGGGCAATGCTCTTGCGGTCTGGCATCAACCTCGATTCCGAGATCCTCGCCCACGCATCCGGCAGTGTTCTTGGCTTGCCTGATTGGTGCCGTCAGGACGTGAACAACGAAGCCCGCCAACAGGTGATGGAAGCATCGCACGGCGTCTTCAAGCGTTCGCTGTACGACGTTGCCGAAGCGTGTGCCGCAATGGACGGCAAGACCGTTGGCGGAAGTCGCCTGCAAGTCGTTCAGGCGGCGATGTCTGGCTCATCGCTCACGTTCGCATTCAACACCAACGTTGCCGCTTCGGTGCTACGTGGGTTTGAAACCAAGAAGGACACGACCAAGGAATGGACCACCACGGGTTCAGCGGTCGACTTCAAGACTATGGACAAGGGCCGGTTGCTCCAGATGGGCGACCTCACCAAGCACGGTCGTGGCGGCGAAGCGGAACACACGGACCGAAGCGACAAGCTCGAACAGTACAAGATCGATCGCTTCTCGCGGCAGTTCGTGCTCGACGAAATGGACGTGATCGACGACCGCTTCAGCCTTCTGTCGAAGACGCCACAAGACTTCGGTCTGGCGGCGGGTCGAATTCGGCCAAACCTTGTCTATGCGATCCTGCTTGCCAACGCGGCGATGCAGGACGGAACAACCCTGTTCCACTCTGACCGTTCCAACCTGCGAACGAGCAGTGCCTTGACGCGTACGAATCTCGCCGCCGCTCTGACCGCGTTCGAAACGCAATCAGAAAACGGCGTCGAGTTGGACCTTGAGGCAACGCATCTGATCGCACCGCGTGCGTTGAAAGATACGGCACTTCAGATTCTGAACTCTTCGGAGATTCGCGGAACGGGCGAGATCAACGGAACGGTCAACACGTCGCAGAACAGCGTCAACAACACCGTCTTTGATTCTCGGCTCGATAACGGCGTCACCGATCCAGACAGCGGAACAACCTACGCAGGTTCCGCTACCGATTGGTATCTGGTGTCGACCGAAGGCGAAACGATCGAAGTCGCCTACCTCGAAGGGGCGGGCGAAGCGCCGTCAGTCTCAAGCTGGACTTCGAACGGCAATCATGGCCGTTGGGAGATCGGGCACGCGATCAAGCTCGACATCGGGGCGAAGGCAATCGAGTCGTTGCCAATGCAGAAGAACGAAGCCTAACCACACCGGGAAGGGTGACGGTTGAACAAGCGAGGCCCGGCCATCGGGGTCGGGCCTCTTAACACCAAACAGCAAAGGCAGGACCGATGCCAGAAGAAAAGAAGCAGACCTTCATCGCTCGAAAGCCGTTCGCGGCAGAGGGCAAGAAGTACGTCGGCGGCGACAAGGTCGAGTGTCGCGAAGGCACGATGACTTCATTGATCAACCGCGGACTCGTCGCAACTCGCGATGAGGTCAAGGAAGACGAAAGAGCCGAGAAGGAAGCGACTGCGAAACGTGAAGCAGAAGCGAAGGAAGCGAAGGCAGCCGAAGCGAAGGCCGCAAAAGAAAACAAGTAACGCAGCCAGCCAATCAGCAGGCGGCGGTTCATAAATTCAAACGCTCAACGAAGGAGCATCAGCAATGGCTGGAGTAGCTACTACAAGATTCAGTGATTCGCATTTGGAGCGGGCGACCGTTCCTTCTGGCGGATATCTCGCAAACCAGATTGTGCAAGCTCCGTCTACTCGACCGGGCGTCGTTCAATCAATCAAGCCGACCGTCGAAAATGACACGGTCAACGTTCGAACTGACGGCATCTACGAAGTACCAGCGGCAACCGGAACGACTTTCACCATCGGTGCAACGGTCGGCTGGGACGACACGAACGGCCTTGCTGTTGCGGGCGGTGCTGGCGACTTCGACATCGGCATTGCCGGTCTGGCGAAAGTGTCAGGCCCGCTGTTTGTGCAGGTCATCTTCGGAGCCTAATCGCAAAACCTTGGGACCGTCTGCCGTCGTGCTATGGACGCGGCGGCAGACATCTCGGGCAACGCATTGCTGGCAATGCATCCGGTCGCCAAAGCCGGAACCCGTGGGTTCGATTCCCGCTTGCTCGACTTGGAAAGGAAGACCAATGGCCAATCGTCTTGCCGTCGCTGCGGCTCGTATTTCTTCAAGGTTGCAGACAGCAGCGTCTGAAGATGTCACGTATGGACGCGGAGCGAACACAGCGGCGGTCAAGGCGACAATCGACAAGACGCAGCACGACGGCGACATCACAGAGGGTTCGGTCATTCACTCGGTTGAGTCGATCGACTTTTTGATTCCAAAAGCAAGCCTTGTCCTGGACGGCTCGGCAGTGATGCCGGAACGACTCGACACGATTGTCTGGGGATCAAAGACGTACAT